TTTAACTAGCACCACGCGTATTACAGTATATCTGGTGTGCAGTGGTATACACGTGAGTTCAAATCTCACACTGATCATTAGGAGGAAAAATTAATGAAAGCTTTATCCGTACGTGGTGACTATATTATGCAGATGATAGAAGGTACCAAGAAGATTGAATACAGGACATGGCAGACAAAATATCGTGGACCATTGCTAATGTGTTCAACCGCTAAAAAAGTGGCTGGCGCAGTACCTGGATATGCAATTTGCATAGTCAATCTAAAAGACATTGAATGGAGTGATTTCGATGAATGTTTTCATTGGAGCATTGAATTACAAGATTTAATTGAGCCTGTGCCCGTTAAAGGACAGCTCAAGCTATTTAATGTTGATGATAGTATGATTACACCTGTTAAAGACAAAAAGGCTTGGAAAGCAAAAATAGAGCCTTTAATTTACAAGCCACGAAAACGAAAAAATAAGCGCTAAAAGGCGCTTTTTTATTTTGGTGAAAATTATGTATAAAACAAAAAGATTCGGATTGGTTAGCTCTAAGACAGAAAATCAAATTTTAGCAGAGCTGGAGCGAGATCTAAAAAGAGAAAGGAACAACAAACATGAGTCTACTAGACGTAATCAAGACACAAAGCCTGATCACAGATAGTGTGCTTGTTTCCTTTTCTATGGGTAAAGATTCGATTGTTACGTTAGATCTATGTATGAAGTACTTTAAGCACGTTCAACCGTTCTTTATGTACTTAGTACCTGGATTGCAGTTTCAAGATGAAGCACTAGAAAAGTATGAAAAGCGCTACGGTGTTGAAATTATTGAAGTACCTCACTTTGAAAATGCTGACTTTTATAGATACGGCTCTTTTAGAGATGCTGACTATAGTGTCCCAAGAGTGAAAATTAGAGCAATCTATGAAGCTTTGAGGCAGGACACGGGCATTTACTGGATTGCCGGCGGCGAAAAGATTAATGATTCAATTGTGCGGCGCGCAATGCTAAAGAGCACAGGTTCAATTGATGAAAAGCGTGGTCGTTTCTACCCTGTCATGTACTGGACTGATAAAGAGATTAAGCAGTATATGAGGATGAACCACCTGTTCTATCCAAAATTCAACCAGGAACTAGGATTCAGCTTTCATAGTTTAGCTGGTAAAGAGCTATCAGCAATTAAAAAGATTTATCCGGACGACTATCAGAGAATATTGAAATTTTTCCCTGAAGCTGAAGCCGGTGTTTTACAGTATGAGACTTATAAGAGAGGTGAAAAGTGATGGTTAAGAAATTGTTCCCAGATTTACATTCTTGGGCGGCTGATGGTGCTGCTAGCTTGCATCGTTATCCTGAAGGTACAAAAGCTCCGAGATCTTTAGCTGGAGACAGAGCCGAGCGCAGATGGTCAAGACAAGTTGAACAACAGATGAAATACTTGGATGATCCAAAATATATCAAAGCGCAAGAGCGCTACCAAAAGCAAAATAAAGCGGATGACAATGCGATGGCTAAGATGCGGACAGCAGTAGCAAAGGAATATCACAAAAAGCATCCTGAATTGTCCAGGATTAGAGCTAGATTGCGGTCGATTCAAACAGGTACAGGGGCTAAAATTATGAGTCTATACAATCAGGGATGGAGCGGCACTGAAATTGCTAAAAAGCTTCGATTTAATGCAAAAAAAGGCACTTTTGGACGTTCGGGGGGGTAGAAATCTCTTGTGACAAAAGGCAATTTCAAAAGATGATCAACAGGAAGCAGAGGAGGTTAATGATGGTTCGCAAAAGAGTAATGTCTGAACAAGAATACCTTAATCGCAAAGGCGTTGGAAGTTAATTAAGTGGAGTTATGGATGACCGCTTGCGTTCTGTCAGACAACTTAGATCCACACGAGGAGAAGAAAAATTCAATCGTGACAACAAAAGTGCTATAGATAGTTACCATGCCAAACGAAACCAAGCTAGACGCGAATATCAAAGACTAGTATCTAGCGGGAAAGTTCGACCACCTAGTAATGCTGAAAAAGCATGGAAGACTGCACATGGATTATCTGAAAACAGAGCTGTACAAGCAGCAAGACGTGTACTGGCTAAACATGGCGTAGATTGGAAAACTGGCAAAAGAATAGGGACAGTTTCTGGTAGAGGACTATGGCCTACTTTTCGTAAAGGTTCAACAGGCAGCAGAGGGGGCTAGTTATGTCTAAACCATTACAACATTTTAAATTTGGAACAGTAAAAAGATCACAAATCAAGTTCGCTGACTATAATCCTCGTATCATTGATGAAAGCAACCAGAAGAAGCTCATTAAAGCAATCAGAGAGAATGGATTAATCGAGCCGCTAGTATGGAATAAGCGTACAGGTGTGTTAGTGGGCGGACATCAACGTTTAACCGCAGCTGATAAGATTTACCGTAAAAAAGATTATGAAGTACCTGTAGCAATTATTGACGTTGATGAGAAGACTGAAAAGAAGCTAAATGTACAACTCAATAACCCATCGATACAAGGCGATTGGGACTTAGATGAGTTAGCTGATCTATCTAAGGATGTTTCGTTTGATGATATGGGCTTTGACAAATCTGATATTGATTTCATGTTTGATGGTGAGGTTGATTTTGATGGAAAAATTAAAGATGAACCACCAGAGAGCAAGAAAGAAACGCCTTATGATGATGAAGTCGAAGACGAAAAAGACAAATTAGCTAGTCTTGCTGAATTCAATAAGAAGAAAGCCGACTTTAGACATAAAGACAAGGACACAACCATTATCAATTTTTATACCAAGGTTGTTTTCCCATCTAATGAAGCTAAAGAAGAGTTCTATAAAAAGGCTAATATTCCAGCCAACGAAGAATTTATCACGTTCGATCAGTTAAAACGGTATTTTGAAAAGAAATAGGTGAGTTAAATGGCTAAAGCAAAATGGGAACAGTGGCTAAAGCCTGAAAATCTCACTTTACTTCAAGGCTGGGCTAGAGACGGGCTTACAAACGATCAAATAGCCAAGAAAATGGGCATAGTGCGTTCTACGCTTCAATCATGGATAAAGACACATGAGGACATTTCAAACGCCCTAAAAAAGGGTAAAGAGGTCGTTGATGCTGAAATTGAAAACAGTTTGATTTCAACGATGAAGAAACACACTGTTACCACGACAACTTATAAGATGGTCAAAAAGGATGAATTTAATCTAAAAGCAGAGCGGATTAAATTTAGTAATGTGTACAAACTGGACCACCCTGAAGCTTCAAAACAAGAAATCTTGATTGCTACAGCTGCGAACGTAGATGTCTATGAAAAGATACCGATTAGCAAAACGGTGACTGAAGTAGACCCGAATGTATCAGCTGCTATTTTTTGGCTTAAAAACCGTAGACCCGACAAATTTAGAGACCAAACGTTCCAGAAGCTTAATGAAGCCAACGCACGCAAGGCTATTGCTGATGCTGGTATTAGTGAAGCGCAACTTAAGTCACTTAAGGAAGAAGACAATCCAAGCAATCGCACGGTTATTGTTGATGATGTAGCAAAGATGAAGGAGTTGAGAGATCACGAAGGCAGTACAGATAAGCAAGGAGATTAATCCACACTTTTATGATATGTGGACTACTGATAAACCTTATGTTGTTTGCAAAGGCGGACGTGGCTCTTTTAAGTCCAGCGTTATCAGCCTGAAGCTTGTAACGATGATGATGTTTTACATCGCAATGGGCAAAACCGTCAATGTTATTTGCATTCGTGAAAATCAGCAGTACTTACGTGACTCTGTATATAATCAAATCCTTTGGGCTATGAGCATTTTAGGCGTTGAATCTGAATTCAGAACGCGTGTTAGCCCTATGGTGATTCAACATATACGCACAGGATCAACGTTTTACTTCTACGGTGCCAATGACCCTATGAAATTGAAATCCAATATCGTAGGCAATGTGGTGGCTGTATGGTTTGAAGAATTTAGCAATTTAAAGAATGTGAATGTTTTTGATCAGTCTGTGCCCACCTTTATTCGACAAAAGCCTGATTTCGTTAAAGATGTAAAAATATTCATTAGTTACAATCCGCCAAGAAACCCATATGCATGGGTGAATGAGTGGGTAACACAGCGAGAGACTGATCCAGATTACTTTGTTGACAGTTCCACGTATTTAGATGATGAACTTGGCTTTACTACTAAGCAGCAGTTAGATCTAATTGAAAAATACAAGCAAAATGACCCCGATTACTACCGCTGGCTCTACCTTGGTGAGGCTGTCGGATTAGGTACACAAGTCTATAACATGAAGCTATTCAAGGTTGTGGACCGTATTCCAGATGATGAATACATTACTGACATCTTTTACGGAATGGATACCGGTTTTATGGTGTCTGCTACAGCTTGTGTAGCGTGTGCTTTCACGAATAAGTACAACGTCTATGTTTTAGACACGTTTTACTACGATCCAACAAAGTACGAGCGTAAATTATCAGCATCCGAGCAAGCGGAACGAGTACACGACTTTATCAATCAGATTACTGATAAATATGGCGTTTTGCCTTGTAATCAGACAATAGATAGTGCTGATGGCGGTATTTATACGCAATACTGGCAGATGTACAACGTCCAATGGTCTAAGGTGCGTAAACTTGGTGAAGCCGAGATGATTGACCGTGTTCAAGATTTAGCCGCACAAGGGCGCTTGCATGTTTTGAAAACACCAAGCAATGACATCTTTTTAGATGAACACAAGAAATACCAGTGGGATCCAGCAACCGTTAATAGCGATCATCCGCGTGTTATCAAAGAGTTTGACCACAGTTGCGATGCACTTAAATATGGCGTGCTAGATAATGAGCAGCTACTTGGCTTGTCTGCATAGGTGGTGAGTACATGAACATATGGGCAAGGATTAAGAGATTTTTTCGTAAAGGAGGTGCAAAGCTAGGCATGGTAGAGTATAAATCGCTGAGAGCTATCACAGATGATCCACGAATTAAGGCTCCAGCCGAAGAGTATGAGCGCATTCGCAAGGCAAAGAACTATTATCAAGATAACTTGTCGCAAGTTAAGTACTATGCAATGGGTAACGAACATAAACGCAAACTTAACTCAATCAATGTCACAAAAATGGCATCAAGGCGGCTTGCATCTCTCATATTTAACGAGCAATGTTCTATCAAAGTTGATGATAGTCAATTGCAAGACATATTAGACACCATTCTCAAGCGTGAAAATTTCTATACCACGTTTGAAACTGAGCTAGAAAAGTGGATTGCATTAGGCTCTGGCGGTATCCGTCCTTATGTTGAAGATGACAAAGTAAAACTTAGTTATGCTGACGCTGACGATGTTTACCCGCTTAATTCAAACACAACCAAGGTGGATGAAATTGCATTGTCCAGGCGTATTCGCAAGATTGAAAACAACGAAGCTGTTTACTATACCTTGTTAGAGTTCCATCAGTGGGGCAGTAGCAAAGAAGTAGACGATCAAGGAAATGTTTACCGACCTTACACGATTACTAATGAGTTGTATAGATCAGGTGACTCAAACAGCATCGGTGAGCTTGTACCACTTAATTCAATTGATGAATATGCTGACTTGCAACCACAGTCAACATTTCAGCATTTAGAAAAGCCGCTTTTTGCCTTTTACCGTAATGCAGGAGCAAACAACAAGAGCCTAGCTAGTCCATTAGGTTTAGGCTTGTGTGATAACTATTGGCACACGGTAGACGACATTAACGCTACACACGATGGCTTTGCATGGGACGTGAAGACTGGGTACAGGCGGATCACCATTCCGAAAACGTGGGTAAGACGTCAAACACAGATCAACGGCAAATCGATTCCTGAAGGCTCACAGATGTATTGGGATCCTAAAGATGCGGTATTCGTACCAATTAACGCCTGTAATGATGACTCTAGTTCATTCAAGGATTTAGCAATTCAAATTAGAACGGAACAATACACGGCTTCAATGGACTTCTTTTTACATGAATTTGAAAATGAAGTTGGATTAAGTCAAGGCACGTTTACCACCTCACCAACTGGCGTTCAAACCGCTACAGAAGTAGTAACCAATAACTCAATGACTTACCAAACGCGGTCATCTTATTTAACGCAAGTTGAAAAGATGATTGACCAGCTGGTATATGCGATTGCTGAACTACTTCAAACGCCTGATGTATGGAGTGATAGACAAGCTCGGTGGTCTGGTGACATTGATAAGCTGACAATTACGCCTGATTTTAACGATGGTGTATTTGTTGACCAAGAAGCCCAGCGCCAAAGTGATTTACAGGCTGTTCAGGCTGGTATTTTGCCTAAAAAGCAATTCTTAATGAGAAACTACAATCTTGATGAGAATACGGCTGACCAGTGGTTAAGTGAAATTCAAGATGAGCAATCACCAGAGCCGCCAGAGCAAGAAATGTCAATGTTTCCTAGTGAGGGTGGTGTAGCAAGTGACAGATCAAGAGATAACGCAAGCCCAGATGATGGAGAAAGCAAGTAATATTGCTGATTATTATGCTTACACAGAACAACAGATGTTCTATATCTTGATTGACTCATTTAAAAAGACACGTCCAGAGTTGATGAATGCTGAAAAAGACCCACAAAAAATAATGGAATGGCGATTAAAGGCCCTATCTGAATTGGGCGGATTAACTGATAAGGTGATTAATTTAATCAGTCGTTCTAGCGGCTATTCTAAGCGTGCTATTTATGACTTGATTGAAAAAGATGGGCTAAAGGTTACTAAGCAGTTCAATCGTAAACTTGCTAAAACGCTAAAAAAGCCCGTACACGATGTTTCTTTACAGTCTAGGGCAATTATCAATAGTTACGTCAATCAAACGATGAGAGGCGTTGACAATTACGTCAATCAAACCTTATTAACTCGTAACTATAGCAAGAATGCGGCTGCTAAGACATACCAAGAAATAGTAAATAAGACTGTTAACGATGTGATTGTAGGCAAAAAGACCCCACAAAGGGCACTAATGGACAATATTTACCAGTGGCGCGATAAAGGTATGAGTTCAGCGTTAATTGACAAAGCAGGTCATGAATGGAGCCTTGAGGGCTACACACGTACAGTGATTCAGTCAACCACTTCACGTGTTTACAATGATTTGCGTGTTAATTCAATGCAAGAGTTCGATTCCGTGCTTTGTGTTATGAGTTCACACCCCGCAGCTCGTCCAGCATGCGCACCAATTCAAGGTAAAGTGGTGTGCATTGTACCGACTAGTGACCCTAGATATAAAAAAGGCTATCCGAGCATTTATGACTATGGGTATGGTACACCAGCAGGAACGCAGGGCGTTAATTGTGGTCATGCTCTTTGGGCTTATGTTGAAGGCGTATCGCACAATTATCAAAAACAATATGATCCTAAAGAAGCTGTAGCAAAGATGAAAGTACAGCAGAAACAACGCTATTACGAGCGTGGAGTACGTAAAAATAAGCGCAAATTAGAACTAGCCAAGCGTGCTGGGGATGCTGACGGAATAAGTAAGTATTCGGCTGGTGTTCGAGGTTATCAGGCTAAATTAAGAAAAATTGTTAAGGATCACGATTTCTTAGCAAGACAATATTCAAGGGAGCAAATAGCAAAGGAGAAATAATATGGATCAGTTAACACGCGAAATCAATGACTTACAGAACGAAAAGGACGGTCTAATAGGTAAAATTGTTAACTTAGACTCTTACTTAATGGAACACACGCTATTTATTGGTCATGAAAAAGAGTATTTAAGAACACAAAGATCAATCATGATGAGTTATGTTCAAATGCTTGATTTACGAATTAATGAACTAAAGCAATATCAAAAGAAGCACAATTAATTTAAATAATCGACCCGAGTAAGTCTTAAAACTGCTTATTTTTTATGCTCTTATCGTGGTCGTACCACGTATAAATTAAACGTTAGGAGAAAAATATGGAACGTGAATTTTTAGAAAAACAAGGCTTGAATGCTGATCAAGTAAAGGCTGTCATGGCTCAATATGGTAAAGACGTTAGTGAATTAAAAAGTAAGGCTTCTAAAGCTGATAACTTTGAAACTCAAATTGGCGATCTTAAAGACCAACTGAAAGACCGTGACAAGCAATTGACTGACCTGGGCAAGCAAGCCGGCGACAATGACGCTTTAAAAGCCCAAATTGCTGAATTGAAGGACGCTAACAAGCAAACTCAGAAGGATTATGAAGCTAAATTAGCAAAACAGAACCGTGATTTTGCTGTTTCTACTGCACTCGGTAAAGCTGGTGCAATTGAAAATAAGGCGGTCTTACCATTTATTGACATGGACAAGGTCTCTGTTGACAACAACGGCAACCTGCTAGGCTTTGAAGACCAATTGGAAGCCGCTAAAAAGGATCATTCATTCCTGTTCAAGCAGGAAGAAAAGAAAACAGAATCAAAGCCCACGCCGCATATTGTGTCTAGTGGCAACAATGATTCAGATGTTGAAAAGAAGCCATCTGAAATGAGTCTTGACGAACAAACCGCGTTGTATCGTAAAGACCCTGACAGATGGGCACAATTATTTAATAGATAGGAGTTTTAAATGGCTGAAACACATTTAAAAGATATGATTATTCCCACTGTCTTTGGCAACTGGGTGCAAAATCTTTCAGAAAAGACCAATAATTTTATCAAGTCGGGTATTATGACCGCCGATTCAGATTTAGGTGGACGTTTAAATCAACCTGGTACCAAGATCACTATTCCATATATCAACGACTTAGACGGTACGCCAAACAATTGGACCGACGATACTGACATTCCTGTAGACAACCTTACTTCAGGCTCACAAGTTGGTATGAAATTCTACCAAAACAAGGCTTTCGGTGAAACTGATCTTTCACGGCTTATGACCGGTGCGCCAATTCAACAACAAATCGCTTCAAGATTTGCTAATTTCTGGAATACTAGTGATCAAGTTATGCTGTTTGCAGTCCTTAAAGGCATGTTCCAAGTCGATGACATTGCTAATTCAAAGGTGCTCGACTTAACAGTGCAATCACCAACTGACGCTAATTTCAGTGCTAAGGGATTTATTGCAGCACTTTCACTCATAGGCGATCAACCAGAAAATATTTTGAGTGCTATTGCAGTTAACTCAACTACCTATGCGATGATGAAGTCACAAAATTTGATTGATCCTATTCAGCCTTCAAACGGTGCTACTCCAATCAACGTCTATAATGGCAAGCAAGTAGTTATTGATGACGATATTCCTGTAAACGATGATGGCACTTCTGTAGCATATCTGTTCGGTAACGGTGCCATTAGATACTCAACTTCAATGTATGGCACTCAAGTAGTAGATGAGCCACTTAAGCAAGGTGGACGTGAATCCGTTGTACAAAAGCGCGTCGGCTGTATTCACCCTGCTGGTATGTCAATTGAACCATCATTTGTACCAACAAAGGCAAACTTTCCAACACCTGAAGACTTTGCTAAGAAAGAAGCTTGGACAATGCCTAAGGATGTTGACGTTAAGAAGGTCCATTTGGTTGAGTACAAGTTCAAGCTTGACCCATTCTTTGTCTTAAAGCAAAAGTCTCAAAAGGCTGTTGACAAGGCAAAGCAAAATGCTGAACAAGATACTGACAAGGATCAAGGCAAGTAATTAGGAGGCTAGATTATGACGCCACTGTTAGATTATGAGACATATGAAAAGCTAGGCGGCACGGCACCAGAGGACAAATTTGCTAAGTTGGAGCTAGATGCGGAAGACCTGATTAATCCAAGAACGAATTTTTATTACTTGTCTCATTCAATTGACACTGACGCAGACAAGGAAAGGGTTTACCTATTTAGAAAGGCCTTGACCCTGCAAATTAATTACTCAAATGATGTTGGTGCGTCTACGCCTTATGAAATGTCTGATAAGGATATTAAAAGCGTATCTGTGGACGGTACAACCGTCACGAAAGGAACCACTCCAATTAATTTCGTAACTGATGGTGTCTATAATCTGGCTACTGATTATTTATTTAGAGCTGGCTTGCTCTATCGAGGTGTGCCTTATGATTAGACCACCTAAAGCGATGTTCCAAGATACTATCACCCTGAAGCATTTAGAAGCCGATAAGAGCGACCCCTACGGTGAAAGTGAAACAGTTACTCAAACTGAGATTAAAAACGTGAGATTCAGCCTTAGAACAGTGTATTCGGGTACTAACAATGATAGGCAAGTTGTAGCAAACGCCACAATTGTGGTCATGTCTACGTACTCGGAGCCGTTCTATGAATTCACGGAGCAAAATCAGGGCGACAAAATTGTTTTTAATGGTCATGAATACACGATTAAGACAATTAACCGTGACATCGAGCCTTTTACTAATCAGGTCTATCAATATAGATTGTGGGTGATCTGATGGGTGTTAAAGTTCATGTAAACCTATCAGGCTTAAACCGTAAATTAAGCGCTGAGAGCCTAAAAAGAGCACGTAAGTTAATGGCTAATGATGCACTTCAAGCAATGAATAAATATGTGCCTAGTTCATCACAGGGCAACGATGAAAGCGGCTCAACTCTTAGAGGAATGTCAAGCGTTGCTGAAGATGGCTCAAGTGTTATGTACCGCGCAATTTATGCAAGGGCGCAATTTTACGGTTTTATTACCAATAAGTACGGTGGTCCCTTTAGAATTCACAATTACACTACGCCTGGCACGTCTAGACGGTGGGATTTACGGCTAAAAGGCCATAAAGAAGACATGAATCATGTCAAAGAAGCTTTTGTGAAAGGATTGGACCTGAAGTAATGCTAGTAAATGATTTACAAGAAGCGTTGGTTAATAACATCAATCGCCGAATTGACTCGGGCTTTTTTACCTACAATAAGGATCATGTGCTGATCAAGTATCTTGATAAAGATGATGTAGTTGGTCTAGTGCCTAATCCAGGTAGCCACATGGTCAGTATGGACATGGCTGGTGAAGAGTACTGGCAATACAATTACTCAATTACTATGCGGACTAAATCAAGAGCTGAAGCACATAATCGGTTATTTGAGTTAAGTCAGTATCTGCAATTGCTGAATCAAACAAAAGATTTAATTAGTAAAAATGGCTCGTGGGTATTTGATCAGATTGAGGTACCTAACGAACCAGCAGAAATTCAAGAAGATTTACAAGGAACAGTTACATATTCGATGGACGTGGCTGTTTTTATTTACAAACAAAGAGGAGTTTTTTAAATGGCAGAAGCACAAACTAAATTCATGCCTGGTACTAAGGCAGACAATACAGGTTTTCCAGAAAACTTTGTCAATCGTATTTTTATCGATACTAAGCCAAACGTAGATAATGCAGGCGATGTTGACTTAGACGATGTAACTAATGGCTCATGGGCTTGGGTAGCCTCAGGTATCACTAGTCAAACACCAAGTGCCAACGAAACAACCACTAATGACGCATATTACGATGGTGGCGGCTTTACTGATACCGACGTTACCGGTAAACAAATTCAAATTGCTATTTCAGGTAATCGCAAAGTTGGTGATCCAGCACAAGACTTTGTAGAAAAGTTGTTCTTTAAGTTTGGCACATCTGTTAAGACCCGTGTTATTTGGATTAAGAACAATTTACCAATTATTGCGCGTTGTACTATTTCAAACATTGTTCCTACTGGTGGTAACGCCAATGCAAAACAAACTTTCAGTTTCAACATTGCCTTTAACGGTCGGCCAAAGATCTTTAATGGTCAATTAACCATGACTGCAACCAGTGTAGCAAAGATCTATAGCGCTTCTGTTGATTCTTCAAAGAAGGCGGCTAATGATGATGACCTTGTTCCAGCTGTAATTAAAGAAGAAGCAGACGCAACAGCGTCATCTGGTTCTGACACAGGATCAGCAGGAACTGGTAAGGACAAGTAAACAAAGTTAGGAGAATTAATAGATGAGTGTAATTGAATTAGATGGTTTAAAGAATTTTAACAACGTACGTGAAATTAAGCTCCCAGGTATTGAAAAGACTTGGAAGATCAAGTTCGATGACAATTATCGTGTACAATCCAGTTTAATTGCTAGTCAAGTGGACAAGCTTTATCAAGAACAATCATCTGATGATTATGAGGAAGAATTGCTTGACATGGCACCAGCAGAACGTCGCAAGCGCCTTACCAGTGATTTAGCTAAGTTTAAAAAGGCTTGCGTAGATGGCTTGAGTGCCTTACTTCAAGACGATAATGCAGGTGAAGAAATCTATAAGGCTATGGGCGAATCAACTGAAATTTGTGCCCAAATTATTGGCAAGATCAACGACACTGCTGATAAGGTGCTCAACGTCGCTAAGGACGAAGAGAAGACCGCAAAGTACGACACGGAAAGATAGTGAACTTATGCTAAGTCTTACTCATAGCCCAACAACACAGTTTTCGTGGAATGGGGAAATTTATGATATTGACCTAGCGTTTGACACTGTCTTACTGTATCTGCAATTGCAGGAAGACCAAGAATTAAACCCATTCCAAAAATGGCGGCAATCTTGTAAATTGTTTTTTGGCAAAAATCAAAGATTGCCAAGTGATCCGGATTTTTACGCGAAATCATTTGAGAAAATCTCAAGAATTATCACTGATCAGCCATATGGACTAAAGGAACCAGAAAAAGATGATGGAGGTATAGAAGCAACCAAACAGTTTGACTATGTCAGGGATGCGGGCGCTATCTATGCCTCTTTTTTTGAACAATACGGAATTGACCTCAACAAAGAACGAGGAAAAATGCATTGGACCGTCTTCAAAGCCTTATTTGATGGGCTAGGTCCTAAAACATACTTTCAACGTATTTTGGAGATTAGGCGTGAAGACGCCAGCAAGATTGAGGATCCTACAGATAGGCAAGAACTGCTTGATGCTCAAAACTACTATGCGGTTGATGGCTCTAAGACTGAAAAGGAATTAGAGCAACAAGCTTTGAACAGTAGTAGCTTGTCCAACATGTTCGATTCGTTACTAGATCAAGCAAAGAAAGGAGGTAACTGATGGCTGACGGTACAATTAAGATTGACATTGATATTCCTGTTGAAAAGGTTCGATCTGATACTAAAGAAGTCGACCATATGGTTGAAAATATCGGTAAGAATGCTGGTAAAGACATGGACGGCTCTTTTAAGAAGAATGCCGAAAACGTTAAGCGTGAAGCTAAGTCTGCAGGGGATGCGATAGATAAAGATTTAGGCAAGGAACATAAAGCTAAGATCAAGGTTGACGACTCTGAAGCTAAATCTAAGGTTAGTGAGGCTAAGCATGATTTAGACGAGCTACCTAAAGAACGCAAAACTAAGATTGACGCTGATAATTCTGATGCTGACCGTAAAATAAATGAGACAAAGCGCAAGACTAACGAATTGCCAAAAAAGCATAATACTGACATTGACGCCACCGATCACACAGGTGGCGTTTTTGCTAGGATTAAGTCTCACTTTGACAAGGTCAATGAAGAAGGCAAGAAAACACATAGTCTTTTTGGAACTATCTTTTCAGCGAATATTGTTTCTAATGCGGCTATGGGAGCTTTTGGACGCGTTAAAGACGCATTAGGTGGAATGATAGGCGAAGCTAAGCAATACGCCCTAGAACAGCAAACAATGAATGCCACGTGGCTGACTTTGACTAATAGTGCTTCCAAAGGCAAAGCTATGGTAAATCAAATTAATACTATGGCTGCAGCTGCTCAAAATAGTACCCACATGGTCGACCAGTTATCTCAAAAATTCTATGCAATTAACAATAGTGCAGAGCAAACGGGTAAGTTGACTAAGGCAGTTCTGACATTACAGGATGCTTTTGGCCAAAGTGATGCGGCAGTCGAAAACTTTGGTACTCAGTTTGCTCAAATGATGGCTAACGGTAAAGTATCAGCACAAGACATGATGTCTATCGTTAATACTTTTCCAAAGCTAAAGCCTATGTTGCTGGATTATGAACGGCAAATTCACCACAGCAAAAACATGACGATGTCCGAAATGTCCGACTTGATGTCAAAAGGAAAAATCAAGTCGCAAGATATGATCAATGTTGTGCTAAGAGCTGGCAAGAAATTTCAAGCCGCAACTGGAAACTTTACCAAAACCATTCCTGGTATGAAGCGTACAGTTGAGGCTGAAATGCCTAGACTTTTACAAGCCTTCGAAGGTCCATTAACTAAAATGCAGAGTCCTATCTATGGTGCTGTATCTAAGTGGGTAAGTAGCAAAAAAACAGAGAAAGAATTTGGTGCGCTTGGTAAGACTGTATCTCACGGAATGAATCAAGTGATGAAGGCTTTTTCTGGTGGCAAAGCCGTAAATGCAACTAAGGCCCTGGACAATGCTATTAACGGTATTAATAAGGGACTTAAAGGCGTGTTTGGCTGGATTAGCGGTCATGCTAAAGACCTCAAAACAATTGTTTCAAGTGTTGCAAGTATTGGTGGTCAGCTAGCTAAAGCGGTTTGGAAGGACTTTGCCTCAATTATTACCACTATCGGCAATATGTTTGGCATCACCGCCAAAAATGGAAAAGCCTCTGGTGGTGCTGTTCATGTCCTTGCAGAAGCCTTAAATTGGTTAGCTAAACAAAAATGGGCTATAAAAACCATTGCTGCTTCTCTGGTAACCATAGCAACCATTAAGCAACTGGATCATGTTGCTGGCAGCTTATTTTCAATTGGCAAGAAAGGCTATCATGCTTACAAAGATGTAAAAGCCTTAAGAGCTGGGCTAAAAGGGGTTCAAGATATCAAGAACTTCAGCAAGACCGAACAAGGTTTTGTAAGAATTGGTAGCGCAGCTCGTAGTGCTGCTAAATGGGCTCGTGGCTTATTCAGTGCTTCAAAAGGTGGCGCTGGTCCACTTAACGGCCTTCTGCAGTCCGCTCACTCTGCTGGTGGCTTCAAGAACTTAACTACAGCGGGCAAAATTGGCACTGGCTTAGCTGGTGCTGGTGTTGCTATTGATGCTGGCTCACAGTTCTTAAATGCTTACAAAGATCGCCATAATGCTGACAAGCGTAGTCAAGATATCGGTAAAGGTATTGGTGCTGGTATCGGCGGTGGAATCGGATTGTATTTCGGTGGCCCACTAGGTGCAGCGCTTGGAGCCAAAATTGGTGGCTTTATTGGTAAATGGGGTGGCGAAGGAGTTAACCAATTTACTAAAGGGTGGCAATCTCAAGGTAAAAAAGTAAAACCACAAAATTGGGTCCAGTGGCTAGGACTTCAAGCTCACAACAGTTTTAGTTTCTTTGCTGGATTAGGCAAAAAAGCAATTAATGGTATTGGCAAAGGAATTAATAGCTCTAAGCAATTTATCCAAAAGAACGGTAAAGAACTAGCTTTAACGTTTGCTGATCCGTGGGCTGGAATTCCTGCTTTGATTCTGAAAAATAATCCTAAGGCACGACAAGCCGTAAGTAAATTCGCTAAGGGCATACAAAATGGCTTTAAGGGCTTGGGTAAATGGCTTCATAACCTACCAGCTAACATGCACAAAGGCTGGAAACAGGGTGTTGAAAAGTCACACAAAGTGATGTCTAAGTTCTGGAAAGATACCAGCAAAGGCTGGAGAAATTTCTGGAAAGGCGTTAATAACAATCGTTATGTTAAGGCTTTTAAAAAAGGTGAATTTTTTCAAACTGCTGTAAAGGATATGAAGTCTCGCTGGAAGTCATTCAGCAAAGACTTCAGCAAGAAATGGAACTCAACTTGGAGAAGTGCTCAAAAACAAGGCACTAATTTCAAGAAAAAGTTTGGTAAAACGTGGAATTCTACTTGGAAAAGCGCAAGGTCTAAGTGGAATAGCTTCAAAAAGTTATTTAGCAAAGCTTGGTCAAATAATTGGAAAGCCATAAACTCCAATCGTTATGTTAGAGCTTTTAAGAAAGGTAAATTCTTCAGTACAGCTCTAAAGGACATGCGTTCACGTTGGAACTCATTTAAGGGCTGGCTGGGCAAAAATTGGAACAATTTCTGGAAGTCTACTAACAAATGGGCCAAGTCTTCATGGAATGGGACAGTCAAAAACTGGAACTCCATGTGGAACTCAATTAATAAAGGTTGGAATAGCTTCAAAGGCACCATGAATAGTGCTTGGAAAAACTTCTGGGGTGGCCTTGCTTCAATAGTCAAAGGCTGGGGCAAGACTATCAAGGATGACTTTACTGGGACAATTAACAACGTCATCGGTGGCGTCAACGACGTTATTCATGCCTTAGGCGGCGGTAAAAAGACTATTGATTTCTTGCACTTCGCTTCAGGTACTGACTGGAAACACAAGTATCCTATTCCTGCTATCTTAAATGATGGCACTGACAGCCCGCAAACACACAATCGTGAATCAATCATTCATGCTAATGGTGCGTGGGAGTTATTACCAGACAAGACTAATCTCAAGCGCTTTTTACTACCTGGTGATGAAGTGGTAAATGCTAGAGACACAGCTAAACTGTTTGGCAACGCTGTTCACTTTGCTAGTGGTTCATTACCTTACGGAATCAGCCTACCTAGCGTTAATTACTCTCAAATTGAAGAAAAGGCACTCAAACGGCTTCAACATATCAATGAGGAGCATTTACAGCTAGCTAAGAAAGAAGCTCGCAGAAAGCAAGCTAGAGACCATAAGAAGGACAGTGAGTCCAAAAAGAGTAAGAAAAAGCCATCAAAACATAAAAGTTTTACTGCTGATGTGAAAAAACGCAAAGGCTCTATTTTAGTTGACACAGGCTTACTCTATGATTCTAAAAAAGATACTGGTAAAGGCACCTACATAAACGAAAAGCTGTTCAAGCGTTTCATGTCTTACACTAAGGCTAAACCGATTAAAGTAAGCAAAAACAGCCGTATTCGTTACCATGATTTACCAACTAAACGACAAGGTAAATATTACCTAGTAGATTCAAAATGGCTCACAGGGGCTAAAAACAATACTGGTAAGCTTGAAAAACTGAATCGTGAAAGTTATCTAAAGCTTTTACAATTTACTAAAGCTGAACGTAAGTACAAGCTCCCTAAAAAGAAGCGTAAAGCTTCTTCCAGCCGTCGTAGAACGACAACTAGAAGAAGACAGTCATCAGGTTATTCGAGTAGGTCATACTCTACAAGGAGATACTCAACTAGAAGTTATTCAACGGGTGGTTATTCACGTGTTGGTGCTTCTGTTTCTGCTAGTGTAAGTGGATTGAAGAGTGTCCAGGCTTTGTCTAAGGCATTAAAAGGACTCAAGGGCACTCACAAAGTCAAAGTAAAAGCATCAGCAAGTGGTAGCAAGTCGATTACTAAGCTGACTAAAAGTATTAAAAAGGTAGCTGGCAAGCATAAGGTCAAATTGCAACTCACAGGTACTAAGACAGTATCTAAGCTAAGCAAGAATCTTAAAATACTTACTAGTCGTGTCAAGTCTAGTCGATCAGCTCTATCAAAGATTAGGACTAGCGCTAAACATGCTTCTAGCGGTCTTAAATCATTAGGAAGCCGTTCTAGTTCAACAGCTAAACACATTAAGGCGCTGTACAAAACTACTAAGAAGTCTAAATTTGGTTCTGCAATCGCTAAGCAAGCTGAAAAGGCCGTTAAGTCTCTCGAAGGCAAGGGCAATTTTGCCAAAGCCTTTAAGAAATTGGCTAACGAGACTAAGAAAACTCTTAGCAAGATGAAGTCTGAAACTGAAAAGACCTTCAAAGCTATGTGGAATACTTTGAAGAAGGATTCTTCAAATAGCGAGGGAAAGATTGACAGTGATCTAGGCAAATTCGGCAGTAAGTTCAAGCATCAATGGACCAGCATTCAAAGCGGCGTCAAGTCAGCATTTAGCAGATTCTGGTCTTCGATGAAAAGGACTGCTAGAGACGGGTTAAATGACGTTCTTGGCGTTCTCAATCAGGCTATTGGCAAGATTGATACCGTAGTTAGTCAATTCGGCGGTTCAAAGAACGCTGTTCACAAAGTGGCAAGACTAGCAACGGGTACTGGTGCTTTAGGTGGTGTAAGACGTCCAATTACGGCACCTACACTGGCTATCCTTAATGACGGCAATGACAGCCCTGAAACTGGTAATAAAGAAGCTATTTGGGACAGAAACACAGGTGATGTTGAAGTCGTTCCTGGTAGATTTACTCCTAGAATCCTTAAACCAGGTCAAGAAGTATTCAACGCAACCGAAACAGCTCTATTAGGCTATACACAGCCTCAGCATTTTGCTACAGGTACCGGTGCACTTAAAGAACTGTATCATATCGCTAAAAACAATTGGGAACACCCTCAAAAAACCGGACAAGCTCTATTTAGCTCTATAAATGGTCTTACTGGTGCAATTAATCAGTTAGCCCAAGGAGCTAAAAAAAAGGGCGAAAATCAAGGCGTTAAATGGTGGTCACAACTGTGGAAAATGGTTGATGACAAGGTCAATGATGGCGCTGGAAATGTATCCGGATTGCTTAAAGAAGCTATTAAGGTATCCAAGGGCAAGCCGTATGTTTGGGGTGCTAAAGGACCTGACGCTTTTGACTGTTCAGGCTTGGTTGAATATGCTGCTAGAAAACTTGGCATTAATTTATCCGCTCCTTCTGGCACTGAATATAGTCAAGTTGAACATATTCCTCGTTCAGAAGCGCGCATGAATGACTTGGTTTTCTACGGTGCTGGCGGTGGTGAACACGTAGGGATTGTTAGAGATAAAAATACTTATTGGTCAGCTCACTCACCGACATCACACCCTAATATTGGCTATGACAGCATCGATGCTGCACCTGCACATCCAATTCTTTTCGGCCGTATTCGTGGCTATCATTCTAAGAACGATAAATCTGGTGACGTTAAGGCGAATACTAAGTTGCAAAAGCAGATTAAAGACCAAGTAGGTTCAGGATTCTGGAAAACCATCCAGAAGATTGCTGACAAGTACGGCGATAATGGTATGGCAGCAGCATTTAAATTAGGCGGTTCAGTTGGAGCAAGAGCTAAAGCACTTGCAAAAGCAATTAAACAAGCC